CTCGCCGTCCTCCAGGTCCGGCAGGGCGTTCAGCCGGTCGGGCCGGGTCAGGGTCCAGACCATGACCGCGCCACGGCGCTCCTCGACGATCAGACCCATGACGATGCTCCTGTGATTGGTGCAGCCGGTTTCAGCGGGGCGGCGCGCCAAGGCAAGGGCGGAATTGAAAAACCCCGGTCGTTCTGACCGGGGCTTGCGGTTGGATCGTTCGGTCTCGCGACTACGCGCGCGGCCGTTTGATCGTTATGGGCACGAAGTTGGAAGGATGACTGACCACGCGGTTGTTCGCGTTGTTCATCTGCTTCGTGTTGACCAGCATCCCGCCCCAGAGGGCGAAGGACATCATGGCGTGCTGGAGGTTGCGCTCCTTGTCGTTCATTTTTGGCGTCTCCTTTCGCTGAAGCAAGTATGCTCCAATGAAATATTCTAAGTTTCAGATATTCCTATTTTTCTTGCGAGGTGAAGGAACGCCTAGGGTAGCACACTGTGACAGAATGTTCAAAAGTGGTCCGAAACCGGATGAAAACCGCGACAGCTTCGCCCCCTCCGCTGACAAACTTGAGCGATCAGGGGGCCGGATTTCGGGCTTAAGAGGCTGGAGGGTATGCCGTGTGCCACGGTGTGAATCATGCCGATTGACGATGACGCCGTTGTTGGCCGTATGGCGGACCAGCGTCGTGGACTGGACCGATGGTCGCCGCCGACACCACGGTCATTTCTGCGCTTCCTGACGGCGTCCGTGTAACACGGCCCGCGCTGGACACGCTTAGGGGGCCGTTGCCCGCGTTTGAGCTTCCGGAGGCCCTGAGACTGGCTGAGGCGCCTGAGCGGGCTCTTGACGCGTAATCGCAATGTCGCGCGCATAAGCGGCCACGTTGGTGAAAGCGCCGGGGAAGAGCGAGAACACAGCCAGCGCGGCTAATGCCAACAGCAAGCCACCGCAGATCGGTAGCGTTCCAATCGCAGCAAAGCGAATGCCAAATCCGCTGAACTCAAGGCTCGCGGGGGGATTGGATTTCGGCGGGGGCTTGGGGGGCTTCATCACGCACAGTTCTCCATTTGGAAAAAATCTGCCGTGGGAAGCCAAGAGAATTGGTGAGCGAGATTTGTCCGCCCGTCAATGTGGGAAGCATGACTTAATTGATCGGGCTGTGAGTCTGGACTGACATAGGCGATGGTCATCGTCGGAACCTTGGTCTGCGATACCATGGATACAGCGGAAGCCGCGTTTCGACGAAAGCCGCAATAGTTACGCGCGTGAAGGCGACGGCGACAGACATAACGAAAGTTGCGCCAACGCGATCATCGACACGCGGTCTGAAAAGCATCGCAACTTTCGTCGCAACGATTACCCCACCCTAACCAAGTGCAATTATAGCGACGTATTAAGGACCATTACGCAGCTAGTTTGAACGCATCCACGTGAACGCCCGTTAAGTAGGACGTTTGAAATGATGGCTTTTAAAGTGGCTTTAAAGGAAGCCCGGAAAACAACGACGCTAAGCGTGCGAACTGTGAGGCGTCAATTTGACGGATGTCGCGAATTTGGTGACACCACTTGAGCAAGCGTTTGCTTGTCACTTCATCGGTTGACGACGCCGTCAACTGATAGCGGGCAGGCACCGCAAGCGAAAATTTACGTTCGGGCGAAAATAAAACTGTTGCGACTTGGTTAAAGCTGCTCCAAGAACGGCGGTGTGAGGGCGCGCCCCACGAGAAACGGCCCTGAGCAAGCTCAGGACCGTTCAATCGAAGGCAGTAAACCCCGGCGCCAACCGGGGCCGAAAGAAGGAGATCGCTGATGCGTAAGCATCGGGCTCTGGCGGGAACGGGCTTCGAACCTGTTCTTCGCTATCCGCTCCTCATAATAGGGGAGTGAATAAGGGGCGGCTCTTTCGGGGGCCGCCCCTTTCTTCTTTCTATCAAGCCCCATTAGGGAAGTCCAATAGTTCGACCCTTTCACCGGGACCGGTGGCATCGTCGTCAGCGTCTCCGCTTCGCGATCCACGCCACCATCTCATCGACCGTGTCGGTGGCGCTGGCCGCTTCATCCATCAGGCGGGCTACGCGCGGATCGTCAGGGTCTTCACCCTCTAGACCCAACACCGTCATCGTCCGCGCAATGGTGAAGAGACGGTCGGCCTGAGCCTTCTCGCTGGACTGCTGGCGAAGGCGGTCAACCTCCCCTTCCAGCGCACAGATGAGGTCGATGGCCGCGAAGAGCATCGCCTCACCCTTCACGACCATGATGAGATTGTCGGTGGCGTCGTCTCGTGACCATTCGCGGGATGCGCGGTCGAACGCTTTGGTGAGGGTGGCGATGGTCACTCCTCCTCCAACGCCATCAGCCAAACACAGATCGGAAGCGCGGGGCGATCCACCAGATATTCGCCATAGCGGAGGCTGAAAACCATCGCGGCGCTTTCGTCGGCGAACGTGAAACGAAACCGGCCCGCGAAAGTGAGATTTGGAACGTTCGCGCCGCTGTAGGGGTCAATGGCATGATAGCCATCTGAGGGTTGGCCATCCGGGCGGATGTCGTGAAAAACCTCAACGTCAGTCCAAGTCCGCTCACCCGACTCGATCAGAACGTCGTTGATGTCGTGACGTGTGTAGAGGATCGGGGTCATCAGTTGGACCCTCCCGCCGCGAGACAAGCCGGATCGTTCTCGACGAACGTGTGCGTCGTGGTCCACTGGCCTGTCGTTTCATAGATGGCACGTGGACCGTCGCAGACGCGTGAAACGCTCGGGGACAGCCGAACGGAATGATCGACTGGCGTGGTGGCGCGGGCAATCACGATGGCTGCGGCGATGACTGCGAGAGGCGCCAGAGTGACGAGGGTGATACCGGCTAAGGCTTTGAGGATCGGGCTGGTCATTTCCCACCCCCATTCTTCGGACCACGGCCCTTCGGCTTGATCTCAACGATCTCAGTGCGGGTGGCTCTACCATCACAACTGACCGGGACGGCTTCGAAGGTTTCGATCTGCGCACTGACGGCGCCCACACTGATGAACGTCGCAGCCTCAAGCTCTTCGATACGCCGTTCAGCAGCGTAAAGGCGGGCGGCGGCGATCTCGATGGCATCCGCGCTGAGGGCGATGCACGATTCCAAAAGGGCGATGCGGCCCTTTAGCAGCAGGATATCTTGGCCCAGATCGCCCTCAACAATGGTGAGGTCGGCGCGAGTGATGTAGTTGGGGAATAGTTTCCCAAATAGTCTTTTCATTTAGCTCCTTATGCGAGGACGGTCTGTCCAACATTATTATTTATACAATGATGCATGGAGTAATACCCAAATATAACTATGCTTTATCTATGTGAGTTCGAAATGAACGTCGTCACGCGCCTTCCAGTCTATCCCGCAGGTCAGCCCGACGCCTTCTAGTTCTGCTGCGGCTTTCATGGCCCGCGCGATGTCAGCGTAATGGCGGTTGTCCCAACTCACGGTGCCATCGACCAACGCCGCCACATCGACCGCATGTCCGTAACCGTCACGTTGGACGAAATGGCGCGATGTCAGGGTCCAAGTCACCTTCCGGCCGGGCGTGGTGCGCCCCTGAGCGTATAGCTGGCGCTGGCGCTCAGGCGTCCGGACCCCCTCGGTGATCATGAAGTCTACTGCCGTCAGGGTGATGGCCCGGCGGACCACGCGGATCATGTCAGGATGAACGCCTTCGAGGCGTGCGAGGGAGCGTGGGGAAAGACGGTAAGCCACCCACTATTTAGGAGGGTGGACGCGGATCACCGGGAAAGACGCGAGGTCACATCCGATGATCCGTCACGGTCGCCTTGCGACCGGCCAGCCCTATTTAGCTGCGTGCTTTCAGCGTCTCGTTGATCGCGATCAACCGTTGTTCAATGGCTCCGAGCATCCACATGAAGACGCACAGACCGAACAGACTGCTGAACAGCACGACCCATACGAAGCTGTCGCCGCCCCCGGTTCCACTACCCGACACGACGGCGGCAAAGAAGGCCAGCAGACCGAACGCGACCGTCCCAATCGATCCGACCAGTCGCATGATTGAAGTCGGCGGCTTGGGCTTGCCATCACTGAGGAAGCTACCGCTGGCGCGCCAGTTTCCGGCATACTTTGCCCGGTCAATCAGTGACCCGCCCTCATAAGCCTTCACTTGTGCGGGTGTAAGCCGCGCGATCTCTTCGGTGTTCAGCATATGAAGCCCTCCTGATCTGGTTAAATAATCAATGTTACGATTGGTTGGGAAGTTCTTAGTTCTGCTTTGGCGCTGGATCGTGGGGGTCCTCGACTTCCTTTCTTTTTTGGAAGACGAAAAACCCGGCCAGCCTAGACGGATCAGTCAGACGAAAACGATGACATGGGGAGCGATGATCGTCGGCGCCCTGCTGCTGCTGACGGTCAATCTCGATGGTGACAAGCTGAGCCTCACTGAAACAGGGCTGATATCAGTCCTAACGGTTGCAGCCGGATTGATGAAGGTCGTGAGGGACCAGCGCCGTCATCGCGAAGAACCCGTTGACGGTTACGACCGGGGCGGACCTGACGGGGAGTAAATCAATCTAAATGGTCAGGTCTTGGCCTTGGGCAGCTTCGCGATGTCGGACAAATCCAAATAATCAAAGGCACTGGGGCGGCGCATCAGCACGAGGCTTTCGTCGCCGGTCAGCGCCCGGCAAATCGATTGCATCTGATGCGACTGGATCATTCCGCGACGTTCGATCCACCAACTGGCTTGCTTCTGCCCACCAATGAGATCGCGAAGTTCAGGCGCCAGCAGAACCTCATCGAGTTGAGCGAGCGCCTTAGACCTCAGGTTGGCCGCCCACGTGATTTGCTGGGGTGAGCCAACCAACGAGGCGTAATACACAGGGTCTTCATCGATTTTCGCGACAGCTTCGTCGTGTTTTTCGCGGGGTGATTGATAGGTCATCAGCCTTGGTCCTCGCTCTTATTCGGGTTGCCGAATACTTCCGCCTCAGATTCGACGGTGAGGGTCACGTTCATCAAGGCGATTTCGTTTCGGCAGTAGACGACGCGCTCGCCCGACCAACTCCGCTCTATGAAGGGCATCTTTTCCGGTGTTTTGAGAGAGTTATCAAAATCTGGCGCGATGGCCCTCAACCTCAGCCGGTCCGTTGGGGTCATGCGAACTTTCAGGGCGAACTTGAAAGGCCCAAGGGCCTTTCGTTGGTTCGGGCGAAGAGCGGAGCCGACGCCCATCACGCGGCCCACCCATACGCACGGATCAGAAGGGAGTAGCGTCCGTCGGCCCGCTTCTTCACGTCACCCGACTTCTGCAAATCAACAAGAGCAAACGAATGGGCGTGATGGTCCGAACCGACGCCGTTCAGCACGCGGAGGTCGTGGCCAGAACGCGGGCCGGAACTGAGGTGGGCGAGAATGGCCGTGCGGTAGCTGGCGCGTGACAGCGTCGCTCTGGCCGCCCGGCTAGGCGAAGTTACGAGTTTGAAGTTAGGCGCAGGCTTGGTGGCGGGTGCGCTTCGCGCGGCCATGGCCAGTTTCACCACGTCGGGCATCTCAAAATACTCGACACCATCGAGCAAGTGGCCGGTCTCTTTCTTGGAACGGTGCCAGACGCGGTGCTGGTCCCAATTTCCCCATTGTTTGAAGAAGAACGGGACTTCAGCCGCAGCGCAACGGTCTCGGAGATCGCGCGCCCAATCAGGGTCCATGGGCCGGATCAGCTTTCGCGACTGACCGCTCTCGCCGCCGACGATCACCCAACCGATTCCGGTCAGGTCCAGCGACGGCAATGGCCCAAGCAAGGGTTCGGCAGAGATGAAGCGAAGCGCCGCCGGAACTCTGGCCAGTTCGCGCGCCCGATTTACGAACTTGTCCTGCTCGATGCTGGTCCCCATCCAGATGTTAGACGTCCAGTTCAGCGAAGCCGCCAGCTTGGCAGCGCGGTGCGGTCGCTTCGTCAGGATTTGGTAAGTGTGATGCGGCGTTCCGTTCATCACTTCAAACACCTTTTTGATCTGATCGTCGCTTACGCCACGGTCAAACAGGTCGCTCATTGAGTTAACAAACCAAATTGTCGGCTTGCGAACACTGGCGGGCTTGCTCAGTGACGCATCATCGAAGTTAACGACGCCCGTCCAATCCAGTCGCCCGGCGATGTAACCGGTCGTGCCTTTGTATTTTGCGAAACCCCCGCCGCGATCACCGTCCTTACGTCGGGCTTCTTTTATAGCATAACAGTTATCGCATCCGGGGGAGACACGGATGCATCCTGCTACGGGATTCCATGTCTTATCGGTCCATTCAATCGCGCTCATTTTCTCATCCTTATCTTGCATGCAGCGCGATTAGAGTTCCTCCCGTCTCGCTGTGTTTCAGCCTTATAGCGAGCAAAACACATTCACGCAACAAATACTTTGTCAAGTAACTAATCGAGCATCTTGTCGATCCTGAAAACGGTAGTCGGGTTGCCATGCTGCTGACGTTGCGGTGCTACGTTACTTGACAGAAAAAAGCCCGGCCACGCTGGAAAACGGGGCAGGGCCAAAAACGTGAAATGTTTTAATTTAAGAACATTCGGGCCGAAGCTCGCCGCTCGAACATTTTTCAAAAAACTTTTTCTTTTTATTTTTTGGGCGAGCCGGTCGGAGTGATGAGGTGTTCGAGCCCCAACTTCACCGCCCGACCAATCGGCAGGAGGGTTTCGGTCTTCAGCCACATCGTGTCGGTGATCGAGTAGATACACGCGATCTGGTCAGGGCGCGGCGCTAGGAAGACCCGTTTGATCTGACCGTCCGGGCCGTCGATGCCGTGGACTGACAGAATCGCGAGCACCTTCGTCTCTTTATCCGTCAGCGCACCCGGCGCCTTCGACATGATGTCGGCGGCAACGCGGTGATCGTCGAGGGCGTCTTTGACGGCTGGACCCGCGATCAACGGCGAGAACGGCCCGCTGTCAGCCATCACGATTGGAAGGCCGTTGTGGACCATCGCTGCGATCATCACGCCATTTGGGATAGTGAGATCACGGCCCGCGATTGTAGAAAAGCGCTCAGCGCGCGTCGCCAGCATGGTCGATGTCATGCCGACCGGACCAGCGCCCCCAATGCGCTGACTCAACTGAGCAAGCGCAGATGGCCAGAACGGAAGAAGGAACTGGACCGCCACATCGAACGCCTCGAAGTCTGCGTCCGTGATCGGGTCGTGGTCGAACGCATGAGGCTGAATGCCAAGGCGGTCCAGCCGAGGAAGTTCGCGAATGATGGTTTGGAGATCGGCAAGCTGGACCATCACTTCGCCCCTCCGGTAGCCCACGTCACGCTGAAACCGCAAAGATCATTGCGCGATTGCCAGATGACGTTTCCGCGTAGCGGCTGACCATTGGCCTGTAGGTTGCAGAACGGCGCAAGGTCGATGATATCGTCGGCGAGCATGAGAGTGGCGGTCACGCCGTCTTCCGCCATGCGCACGAAGATGAATTGGAAATCGTAGTAGACGGTCCCTTCCGCCCCCGTCTTATCGACCAGCATCCCGACCCGTTCATCGGGTTGCATCCCATCGGCAAGGATGGCGAGTTGGCGGAGATACGAGGCACCGAGCGGGTTCTTACGACCGGCATTCTCTTTGTTCGCCTTCGTGATCCAACGGGTGAGGCTGACGCCGTCAAGTAACTTCACATTGGCTTTGCGCTGATAGTTTTTAAGGCGGGCCGTTTGAATCTGGTCGGCGGGCGCAGTCCAGAACTCAATCGCCATCCCGAAGCGGGTGGGTTGGCCCTTAACAGGCCGACCCTGTGGCCAGTTGTCGAAAACGGCGGCTTGAATCGCGGTGATGCTGGCCTTGGCCGGGAACGGGCCTGCGACCGGCTTAGGACGATCAGCCTCAACCGAGGTGACCCAATGGCGCGCGGCGTCATAGAGAGCGGGGTTCTTGGCCGCCATGGATGACATGAGGGCGGGGTCGGCGCCGATGATGGCGAGGTGACTGATGAAGTCGGAGAAAACTTGGTTGTTCATATATTCCTTTGCTATGAAGTAATAGGCCCGCACGATGGTCAAGATCGCACGGGCCTACAGCAAGGAAATGAACTGAACGGATTATAAGCCCGACACATCTATTTACCAAATAACGCTGCACCCGCCGGACGTCTTGACCACGCTCGGAACTGGTTACAGCTTTATTTAGCATTGCGCGTCGCAAAGGCCCAAATAAAAGAGATTCTGTAGCTAGAGAATCAAAACTCATTCTCTAGCTAGAGATTTACTTGTCTTGCGGTTAGATTCTCTAGCTAGAGATTTTAAGAGTGTGGAAGGCGATTCTCTAGCTAGAGAACGCGCCTATGGTAGAATCGCAAATCTCTAGCTAGAGAATCATCCCCATATCCATTCTAATAACAACAATTCTCTAGCTAGAGATTCCAATTCTCTAGTCTAATTGCACTATAAACTAATTAGACTAGAGAATCACATCACGGGGCGATGTGTCCTCGGCTAATGGGCCTTTGGCCGATAGAGCGCTGCGCGCCTATGTGGCTCGCCTTGCGCACGGCCAGCGAAACGCTCGCCCATGAAGGCTATTTCTCAACCGGCGTCGCCGGTCAGACGATCCAGCACCCCGCGATCAGGATTCAGGCCGAAGCCATCCGCCTGATCAACCAGTGCGCTCAG